TGCAGCATAGACAGATGCCATGTCAATTCCCGTTCCCATGATATTTTCCTTAGACCAAGTTGTTTAATGCAAGTGCACCAAGACCGCCACCATTAGACATAGCCACACCACCATTAGCACCACCCCATAGTTTTGCTACGCCAGCCGCGCCAAGACCAAGTGAAGCAATGTTTTGCACCGCTGAAGGGGGAGCTTGGTACACAGTCGATCCAGTCTGAGTCAATGGCGCACCACGAACGATGTCCGACATAAAGCCAAGTTGCTTGTATGGATAGTTCTGGTAGTTTAGGAAGTCACCATACTTGGTATCAATATCTTTTTGCATCTGCGCTTGCTGTTGCAGGCCGTATTGGTTCTGCAGTGCATTGATACCCATGTTTTGTTGATACTGGGTGTTGCCCAAATTACCCAGCGCATTAGACGCGGTCAAAGCTGTTTGAAGACCTTGGAGGCCCAGACCCGCACCAAACTGACCTTGTTGAGCATTTAACTGCGCGGCGTTTTGTGTTGCGGCTTGCTCGGCGTTAAATTGACCCATGCCTTGTTGATAAGCGGCTTGTTGGCCTTGTGCAAGAATGTCGCCCTTTTGACGGGCTAAGTTACCTGCGGCTTGACCACGCATTAAGTAATCACCACTACCACCATACGCACCTGAACGAGCAGCTTGGGCACCCTGTGCTTGGCTAGCAATAGCCGCTTGGCGTTGCGCATCTTGCTGCTGGCGTCCAACCACATTAGACATGTACGGAGACATGTAGCTCTCGGCCATGCCGGGGCTAGTAAATGATTGAGTTTGGTATGGGTTGTACGTAAAGCTAGTGTTTAACGCACCTAAACCAGCCGAGCCAGCCATAGCAGTTGCGTCTCGCAACTGAGGTGATCCTTGCATTAATGTTGCATTCTCATACGACATCTGCTGCAGTGGAGAAAACTGCGCTGTACGTTCCCCCTGATACTGCATGTAGGGGTTAGTTGACGTATCCGTTAAAGCCGCAGCTTGACCAAGTACTGTCTGTGCGTAGGGCGCTACTTCAGGTGCAAAGCCGTACTGCGTCTGTTGTATTGAGGTTGGTTCTGACATGTCTTGGCTCCTTATGCGGGAAGATGTTTATCGGCGCGGCTATTTTTAGCCACTTTACCTTTGCCGATTGAACCACGGCGAGCAGCTTGGACTCTGTCCATCATTGCATATAGTTTACGCGCACCAGCTTCAGTTGAGCCGTTACCCAGCTCAGACACAATGCGTGCAGGCACTACAAATTCCCCGTCGGCAAGTCGTGCAGGGCGTTTGTCACCAATAGTTGCAGGGATGGAATCAGATACACCATCACCGGGGCCGCGCAAAAGCCTGCCGCCATCAGAGTAACCACCAAGGTCATACTGGTCAGACATCCCACCACCCGCATAAACCTGTGGGCCGCGTGAAGTAAATTTGCCAGTTGACTTTGAGAAAAACGGCATGTGCGTAGTACCTCCACGAGCCATAGTTAAAGCAGCTAGACCCCCCCCAGCAGCTTTTTTAGTTGTCGGCTTCCACCCTTGATCTTTTCCATACTTAATCCAATGCTCATAGCCAGAAGTAAATTGCACAGGTCGGCCAGATACAGATTTACCTGTTCTAAGTTCATCAGCAACACTTGGATTGGCCGCTAAATAAGCAGCTTCATCCCAGTTTTTTTCAATATCATCAGCGGCGGCTGCATCAACCTTGGCAGTGTCAATTTTGCCGTCGTCGCCAACTAAATCTTTAGCGCCCGTAAACAACTTACTAATCTCGTTGATTGGTCTTTCAGAACCTTGCGCAATCTGCTCAGGCGACAGGTTGTTTGTAGTTGCCCAAGTGTAGAAGTCGGACGCAGACGGCTTTTTGTCCATGAACGTTTTGACGTCGGCGTTGGTTAAGTTTGAAGACTTTTTGCCATCTTTGTCGTACGTTGGAATAGCGTAATCAGGGTTGATCTTGTACTGCTTAGTAGCTGGATCAAACAGGTACATCTTCTTAGACGATGCCATAGGGATGCCTAATACTGACTCACTGTACGGCTTCATTACTTCACCTGTTGCTGTGTAAGGCGTAGGTGAGTATGGGGTTTTGCCCGTTAAGTAATCGTAAGATTGCTTAGAACCACCAGTATTTTTGTATTTGGCGTCAAACGCAGCAATATCTTTAGGCGCATAAGGCACATAGCCCAAACTTCCACCGCCTTCGGTGTAAGCATCACGTAAACTAGTCATACCCGTAAAACCGCCGTCGGGGATACCGGGAATGTTAGGGCGAGTTGTAACTGTGCCGTTAGGGTTAATAGTAGTTATGCCCGCGCCACTTATGCCGACTGGAAGCGTTGACTTATTTGCTGTAGAAATGTCAGTTGGCGTAGTTACGTTAGTGGTTGTGTTTTGCGTTGCCGAAGTATTTATTACGCACATCTGTAGCGTAGGATCCCAGTGTTGCCCAGTTGGGCATGAAGTTTCCTGCGTACCTACTTTTTTATCCAACCCCCACTTACGTTGTTCTTTTTCGCCATAGCGCTTGTAATGCGTGTAGGCAATATCGTTGGCGTCAAAATCTGGGTTCTCTTTCATCCACGCTTGCCCTTGCGTAGAATTTATCCACGCCGCTACGTCTTTATTATCTTTAAGGTATTTTTGAGCTGCTGCTGTTTGGTCGGTAGCTACTTGGTATCCGTTCACATAAGGCGACTGCGCATCGGATTTGTCCATACCGGCAGCTTTAATAGCATCATCAATTTGAGCTTGGGTCGCGTTAGGGAATTGTCGTAGCCATGCTTCAACACTGTTTGGTACCCCCTCTAAACCTTTACCTGATGTAATGTTCCATCTATCTGCTGCTGAAATTTTTCCGCTGTCCACTAGAGCATTTAAAGAACGGTTAACATCCCCTTGACTCAGGCCCGACGCTTTCATAGCTGCTTTAATCTGGTCATTGGTAGCAAATGGATTATCAAGGATCCACTGGTTAGCGTTTTGTACCAAGTCTATATTATTTGCAGCGGCATAAGAAGCGGCAGCAGAAGGCGTAAATTCACGACCTTCTTTTTGACCAAAGTTAGTGTAGTGCGCTTGTGCAAACGCCTCGGGCGTCATACCGTAAGAGTTTTGTGCGTAAGAGGCAGCTACGTCTGGATTGACTTGAAAGTAGTAAGGGGTTGAGGCAACAATACCTGCACTTGGACTTGTTTGGTCACCAGATATTCGGTTATTAACATTGCTGTTATCTACTATTGGGGTGGGTAAACTAGAACCACCTCCGCCGCTACTACTAGCGTTAGCGTTTGGGTTAAACAGGTTAATACCCAAACCAGCCAAACCAGAAGTATCTAAACCTTTCCACTGATTTTGAATGTCAGCTTGCGAGACTTGATTTGTTTGAACAATCTCATTAACCTTTGAGTAATCCTTTGCCGCATAAGCCGCTTCAAGATCAGCCGCAGTAGTTCCACCAATTGCGTATCCAGCGATACCACCTTCGGCCATACGCATAACAGGCTCGCTCTGTTGTGTAAAGTCTAATTGACCGGGGTTATAACCGCCGTTATTCATACCCATAAGACCACCTTCAGCGGCTCTTTTAACTGAGGTTTCGTAAGGGTTTCCGGCAGTATATGCACCACTGTAAGGGTCATAAGAATAGGGGCGAATCATACCGGGCTTAGTAACAGTTTGTGGCATATTCTGTTTAGCGGCTAAGTCTGCCATGATAGGCCCAGCGGCCATTGCTGCATATTTCCAGTTGTCTTTAAGGAAGTTACCCGTTGAATTTGCTTGAGCAGCAGCGCCTGTAGCGGTGGGGTTAGTTAGGTATTTGTTAAACTTGGATCCGGCGGAACCATCACCAATCTCTGTCTGCGAGTCTCCAAATACTTGTTCGCCTCCAGCTACATCCGCGCCAGACATAGCTTGGTCTAAACCCGCCTGTTGCCCAACGCCTGTCAAACCGTACAAACCATAAGCACCGGCACCGGCCATAAGACCTTTAGCCAAATCACCTGTAGCCAATGCTGTCAAACCGCCTTGGGTAATACCCGCCGCCATAGGCATACTAACGTCAAACGCTTGAGCAACTCCGGGGGTAAGACCACCCGTAAGGCCACCCATAAGGACGCCTTTACCTATGTCATGGAATGGGTCTTGACCAGATATAACATTAGTGCCAACTTTTACGGCACCGCCCATCATGGCACCGGCAGCAATGTTTGCTGCTACGCCTTCTAACCCAATAGCTGTTGCTGCTGCTACAAAAGACATATTACTCCCCTTATTTCAGCAGTGCTGGGGAGTCTTCCACCAGCATGTGCTCTAGCTTTTCTACGTCAGTTTCATCCGTAGAATAGATGTTTTGAAAACGAACTGTCTCAAGAATGTATGCTGTTTTACGGCCTTTTTTAGCCATAAACACAGCCGGGGCAGCAACTTCACGCTGCTCTCCATCTTCATTTACCACAATCATGCGACCTTCTACCATGTTGCATAGGTGATCGTGTTTGTGATACTTTCCTACTACAACTGTACCTGCTGGCATTATTACTTCACGGATATAAATACTAGGCCCAAAAAAATGCTGAACAGGGCACTCCACTTGAGGACGCGCCGAGATCTCCCGTAACAAGACGTCAATTTTGTCTGTTGCAAGGCCAGTATTTTGTTGGGCTACTTCAATACTCATAGCGCTGCCATAACCTTGTACTCTTGCCTATCAGACTGTTGTGTACGTATGCCAGCCGATTGCATAGCTTTAACAATAGCAGGGTCTACTTTATTCATGTATAGAATTTGAACCCCAGACCGTTTTAAAGGGGTAACAAGTTTAATCATTGATTGCGCAAAAGCTTCGGGTTTATCCGCCGAGAAAAAATAAACTTGGGCAGCATTTGGAGGTAGTTGCTTAATTGCCATTACCGTGTTGCCTTCTCGAGCAAACTTTGAGCCGCCACTAACTGCAGCTTGAACCAATTTTTCCCCTTGATCTGGCGGAATGTTGGCGCTGTCAAAATAAGCGTTAAAAATGTCAATTGTGCGCAAGACTTCCTGCTGTGAAGCACCACCCAATGCTGGGCGCAAGAAATTTACATCTCCGGCGTCTAAGCCGTCTAGACCTTGTGAAGCCATTTGTACCTCTCAAAATGGGGGGTTGCTGGATAATATCATGGTGGGAGCGCAGACACAAATGAAAGTGTGGCAATGGCTGATGGAATTGCTGGTCGTGTGGGGCTGGCACTGGCGGGATATTGCTCAATAGAAACACCCGTATCAGTCGTTCTCCACACTATCTCAACATAGTCAGTTGCATTTAAACTTACAAAATAATTAAGCGCCGCAATAATGTGGTATGGATCACCGGGAGATTTTCTTGCGGCTAAACCAAAACGGCTGTTTGAATTAGCCACGTTTGTGCCATTGACCCGAAACCAAATGTCTACGTCTTGAGAAGCGTTTGTAGTGTTTGTCAGTTGAATGGAAAACTGTAAGTTCCATATTCCAGCATAAGCCACAGTAATTTTGCTATTGCTGGCTACAGTCACACCATTTGAAAAGTCTGTGGTGTTAAATGTGACCGGATAGGCAACAGTTGTGCTAGCGGCTGTTTGATCTGTGGAATCTTGAAACGCCCCGTAAGGAAACGCAATGTATTTGCCGCCTGTGTTGCCCAGCAATTCTGTTAAAGAGTTTTGCAGTTGGTTGAAGTACAAACGCAGGATGTTTAGAAATTGATCTTGATAGCGGCGGTCATACTGATCCGTGCTCAGCGGCAGGTTAGGGGGCGCTGGGTTAATAATCCTATTGTTTGTTGTCATTAACGTCTACCGTCAGGTCTGATGTCAATACGGGGAGCGCCCAACTGCCAGCAAGTGTTAACTTGGTTTGAGCTAATCTTAAAGATCATCTGGCGACCGCGCATACGGGTAAATATCTGCCCTGTGAACTCTTCGGTAATTACGTACGTACTACCTTTTATAACAGTGCCGTTAGCAGTACTTGTGGTTCCAGAGCCTGAGTTATTCAGACCATACAGCGTCATGGTTACCCGTGGGGCAACAGCGGCAGGAGTGTTAGTAGCGTTCTCAAAAGTCAAGTCAGGTAAGACGCGCCACACAAAACCAAAGTTGTGACCATCACCAATGTCAAATTCAGACGAGCTAATGTAAGCATCAATCGCAGTAGCAGTACCGGTCGTATTGTCATTCAAACCTGTTTCGTGGTTAATTAAATTACCTGTCAGCGCAGTGCTGTTGTACTTGGCGGCAATAGGAACGGTCTGCAAACCAGAGTCAAGCCAAGCCGTGCGCTCCATTGTGCCGTAGTACCAGACTTTTTCAAGGTAGTTATAGATGACGTACTTGTCAATTGCGGTGCTGTTCTCAGAACAATAGAACCACCAAACCTCGTTGAAGCCTTCATTTGTGCCAGAGAACACTTGAAGTGATTGCTCTTGGTTAAGGTCTTGGAACACATACCGGCGCAAATCACAATTAAGTGTTTGGACACGGCCATCATAGGTATAGAACTTGTCCACGCCCATCCAATACACAATACCCGAAGCAATCACAGCCGAGTTAGGACTCATGATAGAGATGTTGTCACCAAGCAACTGCGGCACCCACACGTAAGGAGGCCCGAGGTACTGAAGCGAGTACACAGCCGAGTCGGTAAACATCACAATTTCTTGACGGGTTTGTACAGTACCTACAATTTCAGAGCCGTGAGATATACGTATAAACCCTGCTTGGTTTGTAGGATCAGGTGTCCAGTTGTAAATATCGTCTTGCGCTGACCAGCGAATTAGCATAGGGTCAAGCACATTTGAGCCGTAGTCGTTACAGCCAAACGCAATCACAAAACGTGATGTGTCAGAAACGGTAAGATTGTTTTGTGTTGTAGGTACATCCACAATTAAAGACACGTACA